TCCATGTTTTACTTACAAATGATTTAACTTTATTTAATATATTGATTTCAATCAACATTTCTTTTTCGCCTGATTCTAATTCTTCTGACATAGAATTTACTATTAAAGATACAACTGACCAATAATTATATTCTCCTGTTTTTACACCTTTTATTTTTCTTGATGATGTTTTAAATCTTGCTTGAAGTCTCATTGCGTTTGCTATTTTTAAACAATAAGCATCGTCATTAACATCTTGAATTACTGTTTTACCACCGTCAGCAGTAGCAACCAGCATTAAATCTGCAGATGCTGGACTATTTTTACCAAACTTTTCATAACCAGACATTGCTTCTTTGGCAAATTCTACTTTGAATGACTCTGATTCATTAAATAATTTACCAAGTTCAGACATACAATCTTTGTGTGCTTTTTCCGCGGCATTAACAACTTTATCTGTGCCAGATTTAATCAAAGGTCTAAGTTGTGATGGTGCTAATGTATTCTTTACAAAACCTTCTAATACTTGAGTTGTTTTTTTATACTGAGGACTTTTTACTAAATCTGGATTAGAATTCTTGACTGCCGCTTGAAACGTTGCAGTTGATTCTGCTTTACCACCAGACATTAATTGTGCTAAACCTATTTTAACTGAAAAGTTTTTATCACCTATTTTTATATCTGTTTTTGGTGTAGTGTCTGAACCACCATATGATTTCCAAAAATCTGTTAAATTAGATTTTGCTCTACCAAATACTTCTGCTTTTTTATTCTTTAGTTGTGGGTAATCTTTTAGTATTTTTGTCGCAATTAATTCACCTGCTTTTTTGGCACTTGGAGTATTTTCTATTTTATCATAAAGACTTTGTTTAATGCCATAGTTTTCTGTAGATTCCATTACTCTTTTAGTTACAGTATAAAAACCCATAACTATTGCCGCTTCGTAATCTTCTGCTTTTAATTTTGCTTCTAGTAATGGTTGCATAACTACTATTTATAATAGTTAAAATTTTATACTAGTATTTTCTTCGTTCCATTGAGTAATTACTGATTTAAGTGGTGTGACCCAATTGTCTCTATGCTCAATGTATACAATTGGGTCTCTATCATCAACTGCAATAAGAGTTACGAGTTGAGTGATAGGTATTTGTGTTCGTTCTTCCCACATAATCGCATATGCAGATTCTTGCATAAAGTAGTTGTGACACCACTGTTTCTTTTTAAACTTACGACTTGTTTTGAAATCAATAATAGATAGTTTGCCCTGCCATTCTGCAACACAATCAACTCTACCAGCAACACCTAGATAATTAGAATAAAGTGGTGCCTCTTGAGCATGAATATTGTTTATGTTTTCATCTAGAATAGGTCTTATCTTTTGAAACGTTTCTATATTGTTTGGCATTACGCCATCTAGATAGTCAGCATCATTGTCTAGATACTTTTCGCAAACTGTATGAACTGCAGTACCACGATTCGCCGCACGAGTTGATATCTTATTTGCTTCTACTTCACCGACTCTTTTACGCCACTTTGCAATACTATCTCTGCTAAGTATCGATAATACTGTAGTAATCGATGGTAAGTCTATGCCTTCGGGTGTGTGATACTTACGACCTTCATCTGTCGTAACCGCATCCATTTCAGTTAGTTCTACTGGAACGTGTTTAAAATTTTGTTTCTCTTTCATAAGCATCGTCTTCATCTATCTCACCTTTCGTCAACAATTGTTGTGCATGAATTAACTCATGTGCAAGTGTGATATATTTTTCTTCATCGTATCTAATGTAGATATCTAAATGTTCTAATTGTTCATCAAACTCAATATACCCTTTAGTATTTTGTAATGAAATGTTTTTTGGTAATTTTCTAATCGAAACGATTACGTCTTTGTCATCAATCTTGAGTTGTTTTACTAGGTCTACTGCTTTGTTTTGAATCTTTTCGTTTTTGCAAATAATGTTCATCTTCTTGTTCTTTAATCCAAAGTTCGTAATGACATTCTTCTTTTTCTTCTTGTTTTGAGAATAACTTTTTGAACCAATTAATCATTAATCTTGCCTACATTATACTTATATATACAAGAAAAGTCAACCCTAAAGTTGACTTTCCTCGTTTGAAAAGATTATGCCGCTTCGGCGTATTCTACTGCCTTCTCGACTGCTTTAATCTTTCTAGTTTGGTTTCTACCAAACCATGCAGATGCCATTCTCGAATCTGCCTCTCTACCCATCTTGTGGTCTGTAAGATAAGTAACTGAGTTAAGTGCCTGCCACCAAGTTCCTGCACCCATTTCAGCACCCGGTTGGGTCTCAAGAACTGAGTATGCATCTTGACCTGTAGTAGATAAGTCTTCAAACTTTTCAACTGTCACAGGTTTTTTACCTTGGTAAGTTCTAGGGAACACTTCATTGTAGTATTGAACTAATGCTTTCGCACTAAAGTTTTTACTTGCAAGAAATTGTGCCACATCTTTGTATTGAGAAAACTTCTCACTTGCAAGACCCATAGTCTCTTTCACGTGGTCAGCATCAAACACTTTTCTGTGGTTCAATTTTGCACCCTGGTTTTTAACAGATGCTAATGCCATACTTAAAGTATTATTGCAAACAACTCTGATTGGAGTAAATCTAATATCAATAGACTTTCCATACTCGTGTGGGTTTGCAAATAATAAGTACGAATCTACCTGGTCATTTTTACCAATGTCAAATGACTCTTTGACTTTTGCAAGTCCCCAAACCATTTTACCATCACGTAATGAACCAGCAGTTTCCATACTCATGTCACCTGCTAAACAGTACTCTGAGAAGAATTCAAATGCCTCTTCGTTTTGTACTGGGTACCAATTCTTACCAACTTGAGTAAGAACTTTATTATCAGAACTTCTTACTAGTGCTTCTTGCCCAGTAGGAACTTCAATTTCACCAACTCTTGCATAAGTTGGCACCTTGTCGACTTGCCAATCAAGTCCTGCTTTCACCATTATTTGGTTGGGACTCAAGTCATCACTAACTTTCGTACCAAGGCCATGCCATGGAACTTCTCCTGCATATGCCATACTTTCAACTGCCGCTACCATATAACCTCCTTTATGATTGCACCCAAGAAATAGTCTCGGGTAGTTTGTTAAAATTATATTCTGGTTGAATTTCTTTAACCAAAATTCTGTATGCGTAATCTACACTTGAGTTGTAGTCGAAACCGCCAACATGCCAATCTACAGGCATGGTCTCTAAAGACTGAGGTCCATAAAGACTTTCTTTCCAATCGTAGATAGTGAACTGAAAAGTTTCAAAATCATCGCATTGTAATTCTTCGTTGAAGAATTCTCTTTTACCTTCAATTGCCCAAGTGTACTCACTTTTTTCATCGCCAAACATAATGTCAGTGGGAGCACCAAATACACCAACTAATTCTTTGAATGTCATTGGTTTGATACCCATTTCACTAAATGATGCTTGAAGACAAGTACCGCCGATATTACTCGTATCTTCGGATACTTCGTAATTAATATTTTGTTTCATATATACCTCTCTTATATTAGATATCTGCTTTTTCAAGCATTGAAAGAGGAACTCTGTATTGTGAACCTCTCATTTGAATAATTGCTTTCTTTTGTTTAATCTCAATGATTGTACCAAAAGTTTTTTTAGTTTTTTGAACAACGAACACGCCGTCACCTTCTTGAAAACTTGCTTTCGCAAGAGTGTCTAAAATATTTTTACCGAAATTGTAGACTTCTGCCAATTGTTCAGGTGTCTGAATCTTTGACAGTTCTTTTATTAAAGTTTTACTTAACATTTTACCTCTCTGTTTATTAATTTATGTTGTTATTATAACAAGTCAAACAATAATTGTCAACTCTTTTTTTCATATTAATTGAAATTTTTCTACCTCTGGTTGAAAGTTAAAATTCCAATATTCAAAATTCTCACACAATGGGTCAGAAAAATAACCATCACGACTGTAATTTGTTTGATAACCATCTAACCAAACTTTTACTCGTTTTTCAATAAAGTCTTCGTAAGGAACAAATACCTGTTTTTTCTGAAATTTTATGTTTATACCTTTCTTGAAGTCATTTTTTCTAAAGTCAACATAACCTCTGACCCAAGGCAAAGACTCACCTAATTCTTCTGCTAATTTTTCATCGGTGATTTCTACTTCTTTTACATTTTCATCGTAATCCCAGTGGAAAGTATATTCACTATTTTCGTAACCTATTGCATTTGAACCATAAAGGTAATCTTTTACCTTTTCAATAAATTTATCATTTTGCATTTTTACCTCTTTTCTCATTCTTAATACAAGTATTTTACAGGGTCAGACAAGAATTGTCAATACTTGTAATTAAAATAAGTGTAATGCTACGACAGAATATGTCGCTTATTTAAACCAAGAAAAGAATGTAATTACAGTTCTATCTGTATTACCGTGAAGTGGGTGATGTGGTACGTTTGCATTGAAACAAACTGCACGATTGTATTTGAATGGGACTTCGTCACCATCTATCCAAGTACCACCATTACCTTCTAGATAAATGACACCCGAAAAATCCCATGCTTTATCAATATGTGGCATGGGTGCAGATATGTTTTGTTCTAGTAAATGTTTGTAAAAAGTAATCCAACCAACTTTTACATCAAACATGTTTTGTATTTTATTGACGACCTCAGGAAGTTCGAACATAAGATTCTTAGTTCGAAGTCCTGGCCATTTACCAATGGATTCGCTTTTATTATATTCTGCATATTGTTTTGCAGTATAATAATTAGAACTCTTAGAAAACTCTAAGACTTCATCTGGGTCGTCAAGAAAATCATCAAATATTTGATATTTAGAATTTGACATCTAATTGAAATGTCGCATAAAGATTTTTTGTATTGTAATCATTATCCATTACATACCAAAAACCAGGTTTTATAGTAATCTTTTTACTACCATTAGGTTTGATTTTAACTTGAAATCTCATTTGAATATCTTCTAGTTCTCCATTGTCAGTACCACCTTTTTTAAGGTCTTTATCAAATGCAAATCTAGGACTAAATTGAATAGCAGGTGCAACACACAAAAGTGCAGAGTTACAACTATAGTTGCCATCCCAACCTAATGTTGTCCAGACTCTAAAGTACTCTTCTTTGCCTCTTCTGTCACGATACTCTACCCTAGGTCTAAAGTAAAAACCATTTTCTTGTTTAAATAGTTTTACTTGAAATCTAGGTCTAAGTTCAACTTTACCATCTTTTTCCCAATATTGATAATCAAATCTCCAATTATCATATTTGTACGACATTTGCCAGTGAAATTTATCAACTTCACCATCACTATCTAAACCTGCAACATACTCTCTATATTTAATAGACCAGTCATTCTTTTGCAATTTTAAGTTTAGTTGTGTTCTATCCCAGTTTTCTGCAGAAAATACTGGCGCAGATATCAATGCTAATAAGATTAATAATCTTTTCATTATATTACTCCAAATTTATAGTAACAAAATTATACATGGTAAAACAACGAATGTCAACCATTATTTCATTATATATGCTTATTATAAGTCGATTTTCTTATAAATAGGAGTGTATGACAACTGTAGTGAAATTATTAATGGAGGTGGGTATCCCGATAGGTTCTGCTATCGTTATGGGATTCTTTATCTTTTTGACATTAAAATACATTCTTGATGGTGTTGCAGGTTCTGTACAAGGACTTACAAACATTATGAGTGGTTTAGAATCTAGAGTTCGTCAAATGAACAACGACATGATTAAAATTGATTTAATCGTTAGTGAGGCATTAGAACTAAGACCCGATATAGACAGGGTTGCTCGTGCAGAAAATTTTATGGAAGACGGTAAAATTGATGCGAGACGAGACTAGTGAACATTGACCAAATAGTTTTAATTATCAACGAATTAGGATATCCTGTTCTAATGACTTTTGGTATGGGATATTTTATCTGGTATGTATGGCAGTATGTGACTAAGAAGTTGAAACCAACAATTAGTGCATCACATAAAATGCTAATCAATCTTCTCGACCAAATAAGAATGTTAGATAATGATTTAATTAGATTACAACAGAAAGTAAATACTGTAGTAGAATACAGAAAACAACAAGAGTTAAAAAAAGAAGGAAAACAAGATGAAAAAATTAGTACTAGTCGCAAGTCTACTCGTAAGTAATGTATTTGCAGACCAAATAGTTCATAAATTTAAATCACCATCATTTAGTGGTATCGGAACTAGTTCGCATTATTTGACTATAGAAAACCAACAGAAGTCTCGTAGAGATAAGATTCAAGAAGACATTGAATCTGCAATTGCAAAAGCAGAACGTGAATCAGAAAGTACAACCCATGCTAAATTCCTTAGAAACTTAGAATCAAGAATTTATGCTCAAATATCAAAACAATTAGTTGACCAAATGTTTGGTGATGGAACAAATGAAGGTGAAATATCAGGTTTCTTTGATATGCTTGGTAATACAGTTGCATATGATTTATGCACTGGTTGTGGTGAAGATGGTATTGATGTAATTAGAATCACTATAACAGGTGATGATGGAACAATAACAACGTTAGATGTACCAGTAGGTAGTGGAGCATTCTAGTGAAAATATTTTTGTTGATAGGACTTTTATGCCTAGTTCTATCAAGTTGTGCAAGTATACCTTCTTATTCTCGTATAGATTGCGATGATGACCAATTAGCATGTAGAGAAAGTGCAACTGTAGAAAAATTGCCATCAACAGTAGAATTAAAAAACGTACCAGGTCCAAGTAATGATAAACCCGTAGTAGTTGCAGTTTATGGATTTGCAGATAAGACAGGACAAAGAAAAAGTAGAGATAACTTCTCAGACTTCTCTACTGCAGTAACACAGGGTGCAGATTTACTTGTTATTGATGCACTTAAAACTGCAGGTAATGGAGAGTGGTTTAGAGTAGTTGAAAGAACTAACATAGATGCTCTCATAAGAGAAAGACAAATAATAAGAAGTTCTAGAGAAGAGTTTAACGAAGACAAAGCACTAAGTTCTTTAGTGTTTGCAGGAATTATAATCGATGGTGGTGTTGTCGGGTATGATACTAACATCGAAAGTGGTGGTCGTGGTGCCAGATATTTAGGTATTGGACACAACACATCATATAGAAGAGATTCAGTAATTGTTAGTCTAAGGGCAACCTCAACACTAACAGGTGAAATTTTAATGAATGTTCAGGCGAAAAAAACTATTTTGTCTGTCGGTGGTGGTTATGATTTATTCCGATTCTTTGATATGGACACAAAGTTATTGGAATTTGAAGACGGTAATGGATTTAACGAGAGTGTGACTTTTGCAGTTCGCTCCGCTATTGAAGTTGCAGTATTAGAACTTATTTACCAAGGCCACGATAGAGGTTATTGGCAAATGAAGAGTGGTCATCGTCACCCACATCAATCAGATGGAGTCAACGATAAACACTCATTAACTAAGGAGAAAGAATGAGAACTTTAATTCTCGCTTTATTATTAACAGTAAGTGCATTTGCATTTGCAGATAATGAGATATATATCGAGCAAGTTGGAGAAGGTGTAGAAATTATTATTGAACAAACAGGTAATGGAAACTTGATTGGACAAAATACTAACACTGGTTCTAATGCGACCGATATGAAACTACAAATAGGTAACAGTAATGCATACTGGTTATTTAATGGTAGTAATAACTTGTTATTTGGTGATATCAATTCAGATGGGTCAAACATAGATTACAATCTAGTAGGTTCAAATAACAGAATCAATCAATTGATTGGTACTGTATCTGGTAATACTAGTAGTAACTATAGTGCAGATGCCATTGATATGAATGTAGATATTCAAGGCAGTTACAACCAAACTGCATTTAGATTGGGTAATAAATCTGAAACTTATAACACACCTTATAATTTAGGTGATGGTGCATTTTTTAACAATAGTGCAGGTTTTAGAACTTACTCTGCTCATACATTCACTGGTAGTAATATCACTGGTTATGGAACTTATGGTGGTAATGCTACAAGTAATTATGGGTCAAATGCCGCATATTGGGATGCCTGGAATATTACAGAAGGTAGTGCAGATGGTGCCAACATTGACTTACTAGTTGATGGTAGTGGTGCTTCAAACACTATTGGTGCTTTTATAAACTCTTCGAATGCTATCTGGGATTGGGATATAACTGGTTCAAACAACTGGATATTAACAACTCAAGAAGATGGAAGTGATAATAAAATATCTGTAGATTTAACAGGTGATAAAAACTATGTATTTGTTGGTCAAAGAACAGGTACAGGTTTAAATAGTACAGAGGCGATATTAGATGCAAGTTTTGTTACAGACGGTTCAGAAATTACGATTATTCAGCAAGATACTGGCGAGTAATCTAATACTAATAGGGTCTGTTTATGCAGACTCTATTGGTGACATTCGTGAACACACGGGTAGTGCCGCACTTGAAAGACAATCTGGTGAAGAGATTGTTGTTTCAGATACAAGTCTACCTGATGTAGAAATGAATGATACTGCTATTACTGGTAATGGCAGAATGTTAATTGAGTTCAAAGATGAAGAAGAATTAGCATTGACTGAACACACAAGAATTTATATTGACGAAGTATATTATGACCCAGACCCATCGTTGTCGAAGATGACGATGCGAATGGCATTGGGTACTGCTAGATTTACTTCTGGTACAGGTGCAAGAATTGATAAGGCAAATGTCGATATCTCTACGCCCACTGCTCAGATAGGTATTCGTGGTACAGATTTTACAACTACAGTTGATGAACTCGGTAGAACTCTAGTAGTATTACTACCTGATAAAACTGGTAAATCATCTGGTGAAATATTTATTACAAATGCTGGTGGCACGATTACATTAAATGAAGCATATCAATCTATGATGTTACAGTCATATGATGTCATGCCACAAAGAACAGTTATTCTTGAAGGAATTACACCTGATTCAATCAACAATATGTTTATTGTCAATCCACCAAAAGAAATAAAAGAAGTAGAAAGAGAAAGAGAAAGTAAAGAAGACGATACTCAAGGGATTTTAGATGTTGACTTTTTGGCATACGATGCCTTAGAAGATGATGCACTAGAAGACAAAGAAGAATTAGAGTATACTGAATTAGATATTAATTTATTAGATGTTGAGTTTCTTCAAGACTTATTAGATATTACTGCAGAACTTGATAAGATAAATGAAATTGATAGAGAAGTCGCAGATACAGGTAATATTAATATTGAAGGCACTCAAGTCGGTTTTGATGAAGATAGTCAATATAATACATTTATCAACAAAGAAGAAGAAACTATTGTTATGACCAGAGAGGTAGAAGGTATTATTAGAATAACACATGCAATATATACTAATGCCGTTATTGAAACATATACTAATCAAAAACCAAGTGAAATAACTCTAGGGGATGGTTCACAAGCAAGAATCATAATAATACAAGAATGATTAAATATTACATACAACGTATTAAAGAAGAAATATCACCACAGGGTTTCAAAACTATTTTGACAATGTGGATTCTATTTGCATTTGGTATTGCAGGTTGTGAGTATGCATTTGCAGATAACGAAATATATATCACTCAAAGTGGCGAAGGCACAAAGTTGTTTATAGAACAAGAAGGTAAAGATAATAAAGTAGACTTCTCGATGCAACATCAAGGTAACGAAGTAAAAATAATTCAGCATGGACATAATAACAAAGTAAGTTATGGGCATTGGGGTAGTTTAAGTAGTGGTGATATAGACGGAACATTTAATAATTTACACTTTGCACAAATATGTGGTCGTGGTTCACTCTGTAAAGAATCTCACATAGGTCTTCACATTTATGGTGACGATAACAATGTTCGTTGGGGTCAAGGATATATTCTTAGTTCTCTGAACGATACGACTTTTGCATGGGACGGAAGTGAAGGTGGTGGTCATGATGCAACTATCGATATTCACGGAGATAATAATAATCTTGCAGGTAGTCAAAGAAATTCATCTGCAGGTATCTATAGTGAACACCAAGCAACATTTTATCTTTACTCTGATAATAATAATGTATTCTGGAGACAAAATACTGATGGTGTAAAAACTGTAAATCTATATACGTACAATGATGGAAATAATGTCACAGGGTATCAAAGTGGTTATGCAACACATACTGCAAATATATCTTTAACTGGTTCTAGTCCAACAACATTAAATTTAAGTCAGCAAGGCAACTCTGCTCAGTCTTATTCACTATCACAAAACTGTCAAACTATGGGTGGTTGTAGCATTTCTGTTACACAACAATAAACAATGTACAATTGGAAAGTTGTTCTTATAACAATAGTATTATTAATTGGTGTTCGTGTTGTTGACCCTAAATTAGTAGAACAGTTTCGTTTAAACTATTTTGATTCACTACAATATCTACAAACTCCTGTAGACTCTGGGATTGTTCTAGTCGATATCGATGAAAAGTCTCTAGAGAAGTTTGGACAATTTCCATTTCCACGTGATGTCTATGCAAAAGTTTTAACTTCAAATGGGGCATTGTCTTTGTATGTAATGAACATGGGATTTACTGAACCCGATAGATTTGATGGTGACAATGACCTTGCATATGCGATGTCAAAAAGAGAAGTTATATTATCTTCTATTCCTACAAACGTATCAAATAAAGGCGATAAACCTTTTCTTGGTTTTGGTAAACTAGGTAAAGGTGACCCTAGTGACTGGTTGTATACTTATAAAGGTATTTCTACACCTATAAAAGAATTAAATCCTGTTGGTGTCGGTGTTGTAAGTGCCGCACCAAGTATTGATGGTATAGTTCGTGAAGCACCATTAATGGTAATTGCAAATAGTCATATCTATCCTTCTCTCGCACTAGAAACTTTACGTGTTTGGAATCGTCAACCTAATTATGCGATGAAAGTAAAAGAAGCAGGTGTTGAATGGGTAAGAATGGGTAAATTAGATAAAATGTCTACCACACCTAACTCTAACATACAAATTGCATATTGGAATAAGTTTAAACGTATCTCTTTTGGTGAACCAATGCCAGATGGACAAATGTATATCATTGGTTTATCTGCTGGTGGATTAGTAAATCCAGTGCCAACACCAATGGGTGCGATGTACCCACATGATGTTCAAGCAAACTTAATTCAAACTGTTGTAAGTGGTGTACAAGTACAAAGACATTTCTTTCTTGAACAATTAGAGATACTTGTTTTAACAATGAGTATGTTATTAATACTACTTATGGTATATAGATTGCCTACGTATCTAAGTGGCATATTATCTCTTGCTATGATTGGTAGTATAGTCGCAACAGGACTATATTATTGGTTTACTGCTTTATTGCTTATCGATGTAATTTATACGTCACTGGCATCGCTTCTGGTGTTCGGACATGCATCATTTAACAAGTACTACGTGACATACAAACTAAAAGAAATGATAAAAGGTCAGTTCAAAACGTATCTATCACCAGACATGGTAGATAAACTTGCAGAAGACCCAAGTCTACTAAAACTTGGTGGTGAGAGAAAGAACATGACATTCTTTTTTATGGACATAGTTGGGTTTACACCAATATCAGAACATTACAAAAATAATGATGACCCTGAAGGTCTAGTGGAATTAGTTAATAACTTTTTAGATAGAACGTCTAATATTATACTAAGTAATGGAGGCACAATTGATAAATACATGGGTGATTGTATAATGGCATTTTGGAATGCACCATTAGACAATACGTATCATGCAGAAATGGCATGTATTTCTGCAGTAGAAATAGAACAAGAACTAGAGATAATACAAGATGAATTTAAAAGAAAAAATCTTCCTAGCATCAATGTCGGCATTGGTATTAATACTGGTGACTGCATCGTTGGGAACATGGGTTCTGTTTCCCGATTTGATTATTCCGTCATCGGAGACTCTGTTAATCTCGCCGCTCGTTTGGAAGCATTAGCGGCCAGAGGCAAATATAAAAACAACAGAATACTTATCAGTCAAGATACTGTAAACTCTATTCGTCAATATGGATATAGTCGTAAAGACTTTTTATTTAAAAAGTTAGATGTAATTAAAGTAAAAGGTAAAGAAGAAAAAATAGAAATATATTCACCATGAAAAAAGTAGAGAGGTCTTTTTCAAATTCAGTTCGTATGCCATATCAAGATGCAATTGCATTTGCAACTAGACTATACGATTTTCATATTGAACAATCTATGAAAGATTTAAAAAACAAAAACTTTCATGAAAAGCAGGCACAAAGAATGCGAAATTGGATAACTGATATGAAAGAGTTTATCGTTTCGAATGAGTCTTGTCGTGAACGTGAAGCATAATTAGGGCATAGTGAATAACTTTTAATAAGTCTTGTCTATTGTACCCATTCTTGTTTCCATATCGTTGTGCATATTTCATAATATTACCGATACAAAAACCTTCACCATGACCACCATCAATGATAAACTCAGTTGCTTGAAACTTGTTTTTAGAATAATGTTGCTCGTAAGTCGAGTTAACATATTTTAATAATTCAAGAATATTATCATTCTCATTATATTTGTAATCTATTTTTTTCTTCATCATTAGTATATAGTTGCAGGTGTCATATCTACACAAATCTCTTGACCAACTTCTGTCTTACCACATAAGATAGTTCCGTTAAGTTTTTTCTGACAGATAGGATTACCCTTGTTATTAAAAAAGCATATGTTAGTGTTCTCTTTCATTCCCCATGATTTACTAGTCAAAGGTAATGACGAGCAACTAATTATAAATGCAAGTGTTGTTACAATAATTGTATATTTCATTTTTTTTCCTATATTATACATTAATCATCATTACTTGTCAAGTCTTCAATTACATCATGTAAATAATTTAAATCGTCAAACTTAACTGCCATTGTAAATCTATCACACGAAGTATATGCAGAATGCCAACAATGATTGTCTGGGTCATTCTTTTCACCAAAATAGAACCAACGACATTGCCAACCTTTCTTGTCTGGTATAGTAACTATTTCATTTGTTTTATTGTCTAAGTAATTAAAATACCCATTACCATCAAGACTATACGTAAATAACATTTGATAGGCAGATGCATTCCAGTTTGTGTGCCAACCTATGAATCCACCTGGTGGATAGTAATTTAATAAAGCATTATGTTTTGCACCAATTTCTGGTGGAAATTCGTATTTGTAATATTCAAAAAACAATTTCCATTTATTTGGATTTTTTTCAAATGCATTACTTATAGAACTATTATAATAAGCATCAGGAAACCCAGCATGTTCTCTTGACATAACATCATTTAAGTATTCTCTAGAGCAATAGTATTCGCCATTATCTAAATCACCACTAATTGTCGCATAGTCCATATTGTCATAATCTAAAGAATAAAATTCATCTATTAAATTATTTAACTTGTTGTTATAATAAGAATTATTAACTACTACTTCTGCCATACCAATTTATTAAATCATCACCAGTTCTTTCTATACCAAATCTACAAACTTCTTTATTGTTTCTTGTTCTGATAATAAGACCACTATTATATGTTGTGTCTGTAACAGGTCCATTTTTTATTAGTTCTTCTTTAGTTTCTACAGTATCGTAGTACATTGATGTTAGTGAGTGACAATGTATTTGGTTAATTTGTTTTGCCCACTTTTCTGCTTCAATTAATATTTTTTGTCGTTCTACTGCTTCGCTATACTCAGTCATTTATGCACCATACATTTCTATATTTGTAATTAAGTCCATAAAAACTTGTACTCTGTCTTTGTCTTCCCAGTTTCTGTTTTGTTCAAGTGCGACTTCAAACTGCTCTAAGTATAATTTATTCTCTATATCTTTCCACATTCTTTTAGCAACATCATCTGGTTCTAACATTGGGTAATCTTTGTGTTTTGTTGGGTCAAAGTTACCATGTATGTCTCTGTTTGTCAATCCTGTTTTAGTTAGACCAAGACTATAGTTTGTCCAGTATACATCTTTTCCATTTCTGTTTCTTAATTTCCACATAAATGCTTCTAATAATAATTTTGCTTTATTTTCGTTATACTGCATATATGGTTGTTTTAATAAATGGTCATAAAAATTATCAATATTGTCTGCTAAATATTTGTAACCAAGAATTGAACCAGTTGTAATCATAATACCTTTTTCAAATCTATCTACAAACCAAGTAGCAATCTGATTTTGATTGCCATCTCCCCAAACATTATTGAATAATATATCTGGTTTATATTCTTTTATAAAACCAAGAATGTCTGAAAGATTTTGTACAATGTCATGACCAGTTGCACGGGAAATGCCTTGCACTTCGTAATCACTAGGACAATTTTCTAGTATTGCTTTACCAATACCAGAAGTATGTCCAGTAATTAATACTTTTGTCATACTCTTTCTATTACCGATGTTGCTTCTTCATATGCTTTTTTAACATCTGCATGAGTATCAACAACTAAAACAACTTGTGGTTTCTTAAGTATAATTTCTTCTGGTGATTCTACAGAAGTTACACAAACTCCTTTTGCAAAACCAAAACCTTCTTGAGATTGTATAACCATTCTAGGGTTTTTTAATCTGATTACATCTGCACCTTCTTCAATTGCACCTATATATTCTCCATAAGTAGTCACAACAGTTTTTATATCTGCCATATTTTCTCCTATAATTTTACTGCTAACACAACTAATATTGCTAACTGTATTAATATAACTATCAACAATTCAATACCCAAGATAGTATGATACCATATCCATCTAGTTTTATATGCATTGTCAACACTTAATTCTCCTGGGTCTGGTTCACCAGATATACCTTTGTCTGGTGCACCCCATAATGTGTCTTTTACTTTATTTACTATTCCCATTTAAAATCTTTAAATTTTTCTGAACTTACTCTTTCGCCTGATGTTGACTTATCAAATACAGGTGTATCATCATCATTTGTCACAACATTTTGATTATCATCATCTGATAATCGCATTTTACTTCTGTCAATTTTTAGTGTGAATCTATTGTATTTAGTTGGGTCGTTATACCTGTTTTTTAGTTGCTTGACAAGTATCTTACCCATTGTATTTAATTCTTCATTTGATATTAATGCAAACATTAAGTCAGCAGTTGCTGGCAAACCAAATGACTCAGAAGTATCTTCTAACCCAGGGTCGTCACTAGTAAACCCGCTTCTATTTGTTTGTGTTGCACTCATAATCGGGACATTGAATTCTACTGCAAGACCTCGCATTTCTTCTGCAATACTCTTGATATAAGAATAAGAGTTGATACTACCACCAATCATTTTCATTCTACTTGATGCACAAATGTTTAGATAGTCAACAAAGATTATTTCTGGTATAAAGTTTTTCTTAAGTTTTAATTCATTAAGTAATGCACGAAAGTGTGAAGTGTTTGCTTGACCAGTTGGATATTCTTTGATAATTAATTTACCATCTGTCTTTGCAGTTATCTGAGATACTTTATCTTTAAACATATCTTTAGATAGATTCTCAATCTGGTCGATTGGTATATTTAATAAGTTAGCATCGATTCTTTCTGCAATTTTTTCTTCTGCCATTTCCATAGTAATATATAAGACGTTTCTACCTTGTGATAATATATTAGATGCTAAGTGACACATGAATAAAGATTTACCAACACCAGTGCCTGCAAGAGCAATGTTTAAAGTTTTGTTTGGTAAACCACCTTTAGTTATTTTATTAAAGTTATCTAAGTCAAAAGGAATACGTTCTTCTTGTTCATGATAATAATCATAACGTTCATCTACTTGTTCAAGATAATCGTGACCAATATTAGTATCAAAAGAAACACCAAGTGCTTTCGATAGAACATCGGGTATTGCATTCTTTTGAAGTGTTGCATGTTTACCATCGATGATAGATATAGATTCCATAACTGCATTATATACAGAACGGTCTTGACACCACTTTTCAGTTCTTTCAACTAACCAGTCTAGATTCTCAGATTCAGCAGTAAAAATATTAGGCAACATTTCAATTGCTTGTCGATAGTTTTCTTCACTTAATCTGTTGCCTTCATCGACTTCAATTTTAAATGATTCAAGAGTTGGTATCTTATTATACTTAGATACAAACTTTGCGACTTCTTTAAATAAGTCTTTGTAAACACCTTCGAAATAATCAGGTGCTAGAAATGGTAATACTCTACGTGTGTATTCTTCATTAGTAAGAAGATTTCTAAGTATCGTCTGTTCTAGATTTATATTCATTTTCTGCCCATTCTAAATTTTCTTTTGTTGCAAGAACTTCTTCATTCTCTTTGTCCCATGCCATCATTGACCCATCGGCAATAGATGCCTCTATAATATTACTTAGTATTCTCCCACAGTACTCTTGGAATTCAAAGTTGCCTTCTATTTCTAACTCAGGGTCAGGACTGCTAACTATATTATAGTTAAAAGTAAGT